GATTTAAAGAAGCGCATGATATCATGAATAAAATGAAATAATTATAGTCCTAAATAGTTGGCAGTTGCATAGAGAATATGCTAGGAAGACTACTCAATTATGGCATCTATAGACCATCAAACTGCTTGTAGGATACATTGAGAGGGCTAAAATGGGCCATTAGCTCAATTGGCAGAGCACCTGATTTGCATTCAGGAAGTTATGGGTTCAAGTCCCATATGTGTCCACTATTATGTTTTAAGTTATATAATAGTTTTGAGGAGGAGAGAAGAACTCCTCCTTTTTTGTAAAGTATAGGAGATAAAATATGCATTTAATAGAAGTAGAAAACTTTGAAATGAGAATTACAGAGGAGTTTTTCCTTGTCAAGCCTCTAAGAGAATTATACAATAAATATTATTAGAAAGATAATGAGAAGTTTATGGAATATCTTTCTGTAATATATCATTATGCAGACCCTAGAAGTTCATATAGTTATATTATTGATGATGATGAAAGACTATAGGAAATAATTGTTTAGGAAGGTTTAAGTAAAGGATTTAAACTTACTAAAGAACTACAGGAATGTATAGAATGCTATAAAACTCATGTTATAACATTGAGTTATAGATTGTTATAGTCAACAAAAATAGCTATAGACAAGCTTAGTAATTACCTTGAAAAGATAGATTTTGATGAAAGGGATGACAAAGGTAAAGCTGTTTATACTATTAGCTCTATTACACAGGCTATAAGATAGATTCCACAACTTTCTAAGGATTTGCTTGAAGCAGAGAAAATCATCACTAAGGAAATTGAGGAAACTGGTAGAGTTAGAGGAACTACTGAAAAATCATTTTTTGACGATGGTATAAAATTCTGATTATGGAATATATGCAGTTAAATGAATTCCAAACTCCTTTTGAAGAACTTCATCTTGATGAATAGCCTAATGAAATATAGGAATAGTTTTGGGATTTCATAAATAATGTACCTTTTATAAAAGGCCTTATTTCAAAAGATAGACCTAGAGCTAAAGACCTTCCTAGAGATGATTAGGGTAGGATTATTGTAGATATTGCTCATCCTCATATTCTTGAGAATATGGAGTATTTTACTGAAACTGCTGATTTTTATAAGAAGAACGGAAAGTTTACTAATTATAGGCCTAACCCAAATCCTAATAGTCCATATATGCAATGGTTTAAAAGGGAAATATATAGATGCTGGTATGGTTGTGTAAGACCTGAAGATGGAGAGTGGATTCCAGGAAATATGTATTTTTACCTTAATTTTTACTAGATACAGCTTCTTAAGAAAAGAAAAGATGCTAAAGGACAACTGAAAAAAAGCAATAGAGTTGTAGACTTTCCAAGAGTTTGGGAAGGAGTATATTGGAGATACCATTATATTGAACAAGCTCAAAACGGTGGTGTTTATAATAATTGGGAAGGAGGAGAAGGAGGTTGTGAAATTTCTTCGCGTGGTAAATCAAAATCTTATAGTATGGCTGCAATACTTGTAAAGTATTTTACTATGGGAGAATCTGAAGAAGTGAAAGAAGCAGTAAAAGCGTTAGTTGTAGCAGCACAGAAAGAATATCTTACAGCAGATGGTATTTTAAATAAGTATTAGTTTGGATGTGATTTTCTTATATAGAGACCAGAACTTCAATTACCAAAACAGAGAATTAAAAGTTCTCTGACTGATATGGAATGGAAAAGTGGTTATACTGATTTAAATACTAAAACTGAAGTAGGAACTTTAAATGAAACTTTTGGAGTTACCACAAAAGATAATGTAGGTAAGGTTCGTGGTAAAAGAATGTAGTTTATAGCTGTTGAAGAATTTGGCTCTTTCCCCAATGTGCTTGAAATGTACAACATTATGAAGTTATCTTGGATTGAAGGTGATGAAGCTTTTGGTTTTATATATCTTATTGGTACTAGTGGCGAGAAAGAATCTGACTTTGCAGGAGCAGCTGAAATAGTCTATAATCCAAAAGGTTATAGAATGTACGCTTTACCAAATGTATGGGATAAAGAAGGTTTAGGAAAAAAAGAAATTACTTTCTTTTTCCCAGGCTATATAAATTATGCAGGATGCTATAATGATAATGGAGTTAGTGATGTAACCAAATCTTTACTTCGTATTTTAATTGATAGATACAACGTAAAATACAACTCAACAGACATAAATACTATCACTAGAACTATTGCTGAGGTTCCTATCACTCCATAGGAGGCTTTATTAAGAGTAAAAAGCAATTTCTTTCCTACTGCACAACTTAACGAAAGAATTAATCAATTAGATGCTAATCCCTCTATATATGATGATATATATACTGGTACTTTAGTATTTGATGCTAATAATGATGTTATATTCTAGCCTACTAATGCTGTTCCAATAAGAAACTTTCCACATGATGCAAATAATAAGGAGGAAGGTACTTTAGAGATATTTTCTTTACCTCAGAAAAACAGTAATGGTAAAGTAGTTGAAAATAGATATATTGCAGGAATAGACCCCTATGACTAGGATGCTTCAGACACTATGTCTTTGTATTCAATGTTTGTATTAGATTTATTTACAGATAGAATAGTAGCAGAATATACTGGAAGACCTAAGTTTGCAGATGAAGCTTATGAGCTTACAAGAAAACTTTTATTGTTTTATAATGCAAAAGGATGCTATGAAAATAACCTTAAGGGATTGTATGCTTATTTTAAGACTATGAAATGCACACATTTACTTTGTGATACTCCAGAATATCTTAAAGGAAAAGAATAGTGGAAATTAGGTAACTATGGTAATCTTACTAAAGGAATTAGAGCTACTGCTCCAATAAACAACTATGCAAACCAACTTATAAGAGATTGGTTATTATAGCCAGTAGTTGTAGAAAGAAAAAACGCTTAGGGAGATAATAGTAGTTTAGAGGAAACAAATGAAGTGACTATACCATTGTTATATACACTAAGAAATAGAGCTTTACTTAAAGAGTTAGCGTTATATAATCCAATAATAAATGTGGATAGAATTAGAGCATTAGGAATGCTTATGCTCTACAGAGAAGAAAAGATAATATTGTATAATGGAGATTTAAGTAATATAGGAGATTAGGAAGAAATAGATAAAGATTACTTAGGAAATGACGAATACTTCTCTAAAAACTATGATAATAAGTTCGGTAACAAAGAAGTGATGAAATTTCTACAAAGAAATTAATTATTAATAAATGCCATACTTAATTTTTTGATTGAGTATGGCATTTGTGTTTATTGTTTTTTGTATTTTTGCGCCCAAATAGAAGAATAATATGGAATTTGGAATAAATACTTTCCCTGAACAGCAAATCCCCAACAGAAGTAAGACTGCTCGTTGGGCTAAGAAGCATTTGGATTGGGCTACAAATTCCAATTCCAGTGTGATTGAAGCTGTTAGGAAATCCTATAGACATAAAAAGATTAATGAAGATTTGTGTTTAGGAAAACTAGACATGAGTGATTTACAATTAATCTTAAATCCTGATTAGATTGAAGCAGGATATATTCCTGAAAAGATATAGCATTACCCAATTATGAATGCTAAACTACAAGTCCTTATGGGAGAAGAGTCTAGGAGACCTTTCAACTATAGAGTTGTAGTAACTAATCCAACTTCAATAAGTGATATTGAAGAATAGAAGAAATAGGCTATATTCAATGATCTATAGCAGTGGGTAATGAATCAATCTCAAAGTGAAGAAGAAGCCAAAGAATAGCTCTAGAAGATAAATAAATACTATAAGTATGAATATCAAGATATTAGAGAAAAAAGAGCTAATGAGTTATTAAAACACTATTCTTCAGAATAGGATTTTAGATTATAGTTTCATTATGGTTTTTGGGATGGTTTGGTTCTTGGAGAAGAGATTTATCAATGTTTTATAAATAATGGAGAACCTTATCTTGAGAAGATAAATCCTTTTGAGATTGATACTTATATGTCAGGCTATTCAAATAAGATTGAAGATGCTGATGTAGTGGTAATTACTCAATATTGGAGTCCTGGTAAAATCTTTGACACTTTCTTTAGTGATAAGGATTTTGCAAAGGTTTCAAAAGCTTTCATGAAGCAATATAAGGATTTTACACACGATGGAGTTGGAGAAAGTGATGAATATGATGATACTGCTGCTTATATAAGAACTGATGAAGAGGGTCACTTTATTTTTGACCCATTTAATGCTTATGGAGAACATATGGCAGACTCAATGCCTTATGACCCATTTGGTAATATCAGAGTAGTAAGAATGTATTGGAAATCCAGAAGAAAGTGTAAGATAGTTAAGAAGTATGATGTTGAAACTGGAGAATCTTATACTGAATTCTATACAGATGAATATGTAACAGATTTTGATGCTGGAGAGGAAGAGCAAATAGTTTGGATTAATGAAGCTTGGCATGGAGTAAAGATAGGTAAGGATGTATATGTAGATATGGGACCTATGGAAATCCAATACAACAGGATAAACAATCCTTCATTATGTCACTTTGGAATTATAGGTTCTATTTATTCATATAATGGTAGAAAACCATTCTCTATGGTTGATATGATGAAGCCTTACAATTATCTCTATGATGTAGTTAAAGATAGACTTAATAAAGCTCTTGCATCGGACTGGGGTACTATGCTTGATATGGATTTAGCATTAGTCCCTAAAGGATGGGATGTAGAAAAATGGTTATACTATGCTAAGGTTAATCATATCAGAGTAAGAGATTCTGCTAAGGAAGGCTCTGGATTCTTGCAAGGAAAGGCTGTTGGTAGTTTAAACAACGCTTCTCAAGCAGTATTTTCCACAAATATTGGAAATCTTATATAGCAATACATTAACCTTCTCGAGTTTATCAAATCTGAAATGTCTGAAGTAGTAGGTATTTCAAAGCAAAGAGAAGGTTAGGTTAGTAATAGGGAAACTGTTGGCGGTGTTGAAAGAGCTACACTACAATCCTCTCATATTACAGAGTGGGTATTTATAACTCATGAAAACCTTAAGAAGAGGGTACTTGAGTGCTTCCTTGAAACTGCAAAAACTGCAATGAGGGGAAATAATTTGAAGTTTACTTATATTACTTCTGATATTTCCCAAAGAATAATGTCTATTGATGGTGATTAGTTTGCAGAGAATGACTATGGTTTAATAGTGGATAATTCCCAAGGAATTGAAGAATAGACACAAAAGCTTGATATGTTGGTTCAAGCAGGTCTTCAAAACCAAATGATTAACTTCTCTACTGCAATGAAGATATTCCAAACTTGTTCTATTGCAGAGAAGGTAAGAATGATTGAGCAATCTGAAGATGAAATACTTCAAAGATAGCAACAAATGCAATAGCAACAGCAATAGATGCAGCAGCAAGAAATAGAAGCTAAAGCCTAGATGTAGGAAAGAGACTTCCAATTTAAAGACCAAATTAATCAAAGAGATAATGAAACTAAAATTCTTGTTGCTTCAATGAATCAACAGTAGGATATAGATAATGATGGTATTGCTGATAATCAAGAAAGAGAAACCTTATTAGAGAAGATGAGAGAATTTGATGAAAATATGAAATTGGAGAATGACAAATTCCTTCATTAGAAAGAATTGGATAAGCAAAGACTTGAATTTGATAAATAGAAGAATGAAAGTGACAATCAAATTAAAAGAGAACAAATAAGAAAACAAAATAATAATAAAACTTAGAAATAATGGCTATAAATAATTTAAATCCAAGAAGAGTAGTTTGGTTTTCTCCTCATGAACCTTCAAATAAATATGATATATGGCTTTCCAAGAATGCCCATTATGATGAAAATGGTGAACCTACAACTGACTCTAATGCTCAAAGAGATTGTGACTATATATTCAAGATTTATGATTGTGGTAAGTGGAATCCTATTGTTGGATTTAATTCAACTGCTGCAAACAAGATTGATATTGTTGAAGGAAATAATTTATATCATCCAGCGATATTCACAGGATAGAATCCAAATGATTTGTATGATGCTGGAACTCTTGGCAGTCTATTAAGCAACCTTAACTTTGTAACAGAAGAAGAATGGTATAATGTATTCAATAGTTCAAATTATAATTGGGGTGATATCTTTGGTGATACCAATTGGTTTGGAGATTTAACTTGGTCTATAATCCAAAGTGGTAGTAGTGATTATCATATTCCTTGGGCAGACACTGATGTATGTGGAGGTATATATTCTGATATACATAATCCAGAAGTAGCAGCAGCTTTTAAACCAGTAGAAGTAAAATTCTATCCAACAGGATGGCAGGCATATGAAAATTTACAACACAGACTTTGTATTGATACAAGAAATATTATTGATTAGATTAATGAATATTATAATGATAATCCAGGAGGGTCAACATTACCAATTAATCCAGAACAATTGACAATTATATTAGATAGTATTTTAAAAAATACATCTTCTATAGGATGGAGTATTCTTAGCACTTCTTCTAACCCCACAATTTCACCTGAAATATATGGTGTTCATATTGCTAATAAAGGAAAGTTTTTAAAAATAAAAGATCCTTTTCCTGATGTTCCAGAGAGTTGGACGGCAGCTAATTGTGCTGTAGAATGGGTTGATTTATCTGATTGGTTGAATGATAATTTTGAATTAGAGTTAGCTTCTACTGAAAAACTAGGAGGAATAAAAGCTAATGCACCAAAAGCTGCTTCAATTATCCATTATGTAGAATGTGAGCTTGGAACTAATTTGATAGACCCTACAGAATCATATCAAACTGAAGCTTTGTTTGTAAATGTAGACAGTATTATTAGTAAAACAAAAACAACGCAAGGTATAACTATTACACCATCAGATGAAATCAGTATTGATACTAGTAGTGCTAACAATAATGATGTTTTATTCTTTAATGGTACTAATGTAGGTTGGAAAAATATACATGAACCAAAAGAAAGTGGGTTTGCTTCCAATATTGGAATAATAACAATGTCTGGAGACGGATAGACAGGCACAGAAATACTTGAAACAAATCATAGATATATTATACAAGGACCGTTGGAATCACTTACTTTTATATCATATCAAAGCACCAACAAAATGATTGTGCCTAGTTTCTTTGATTTTACTACTGATGTATCTACTAACAAACCTAAACTTATGTTTGATAGTACTTATGAATTTGTTGAGACATACACTGTTAATAGTTCTACATATAATAATAAATTTTCATATCTAAACGGGTATTATATGGTTGAACTCAATCCAGAGACAAAATTTGTTGTTACATTGAATGGTAACAGAATTTATATTGATGAAGTTTCAAAGAAAGATACATTATTTAATGTACAATAGTAATGCTTAAGAATTTATTTAATATAAACAAGTCACAATAGACTTTCTCTTGGAAAGACAAGAACATTACAATTATACTTGATGCTGGACATGGCAAAGATTGCTCCGGCAAGTGTTTCCCCTAAATAACCTCATGCAACAATTATTAAATGGGCAAAAAAATAATAAAAACGGTTTACATATTATATAAAAAGTATGAATCTTAAGGTTAAACGAATCTTTAAAGGAGAGAATTATACAATAGGAAATCTTTATATTAACGAAGGTTTTTTCTGTAATACTCTTGAAGATAAAGTAAGAAATCTTCCAAAAGAAATGAAAATTTTTGGAAAGACAGCAATTCCTAGTGGAGTTTATGAAGTTGACATGAATTCTATATCTCCAAAATTCAAGAATCGTTCTTGGGCAAAGAAATATAAAGGGATTGTTCCAAGACTTAAGAATGTTCCGTATTTCAGTGGGGTACTAATTCATCCTGGAAATTAGGCAGAAGACACCGATGGATGTCTATTGGTTGGTGAAAATACAGAACCTGGAAAAGTTTTAAATTCATAGAAATATTGGTTTATGCTTATGGATAAGCTAATTAAAGCTAGGGATAACGGAGAAAAAATAATAATTGAAATAATATGAAAGACAAGATTATCATAATATTGCTTGCGGTATTGTTGGGATTGTGTGGGTTTGGTATTTTCAAATCCATACAAGCCAGCAAAATTCGCAAGCAGTATGACATAGCAATGCAGAACAACAAGGCTTATGAAAGTCAACTTGATGTAATCCAAGAAGAGAATAGAATTTTTCAATTTACTGTAGAGTAGCTTGAAGCTCTTAATGATAAGTCTATTAAGGAACTAGATTCTATGCGTAAAGAACTTGGTATTAAAGACAAGAAAATACAACAGATGAGCAAAGTAAAGGAGAAGATATACATCGTTGATTCTATAGTAGTCCACGATACTATATTTGATAAACCTGACTTTGTATTAGATACATGTCTTGGTGATGAATGGTATTAGAATTGTCTTCATATGGCATATCCTAATGAGATTTCCTCTCAAATTGATATAAACACTGATTTAAACTGTTTTATACACACATCAAGGGAAACTATCAATCCACCTTGTAAAACATGGATAGGACGCTTGTTTCAGCGTAAACATACTGTAATTAATGTTACAGTAAAGGAAAACAATCCATATTCAAATATTCAAGAAACTAAATTTATAAAAATAATAGACAAATGAACATAGATTGGACTGAAGTAATTATATAGGTAATTACTGTTTTATTTTCTGGAAGTTTTCTCTTTGGATTATATAAACTAATCAAATACAGAAAATAGAATAAGACTATAAAAGATAATCAGGCGAGTAATTCTACTACTGAAAGCATTAATATGCAGTTAGCTCTAATGAAGACTTATTGGACTGATATGATGGATATGATGGAAGATGTTAAACAGTCTGCCAAGTAGGGTAATTTAAACTAGAATTAGATAATGTCTAGTATAAAGATGCTAGATAATAGAATGGATTCTATGGAAGTTACATTAAGTAATCTTGTAGAGTGGGCAGATGGTCCATTTAATTAGTTTCTTGCTGATAAACAAGAAAGTTTAAAGGAAAAATAGCATTCAAAAAAATAGAAATAAATTGTAATCAATTATTTGTTAATATAATATAAAGATATAATTATGACAACTGATAAAACAATAAAAAGCAAAAATCAACCTAAACAAACTAATGTGACTTGGGTTGATTTAAGTGGTGAAACACCTGTTGAGAAACACTTTATTAATGGTAGGTGGAAATCTATGGGAGGCGGTGTTTCTGATTATTCAGACATCAAGAACAAACCAACTATCAATGGTGTTGAACTTGATGGCAACAAGACTTCACAAGACCTTGGTGTTTATAGTAAACCTTCAAGTGGTATTCCTCAATCAGACTTATCATCTGATGTTCAATCTCAATTGAATAAACACTTCAAGGGATGGTATGCTTCTTCAAGCGCACTTCCTTCCACTCCCGTAGTAGGTGACTATGCCTATGTCAAAGGTGCAGAGACAACTGACCCTGCTGCTATCTACGAATGCACAACTAATGGCACTTGGAGTGATAGTGGTAAGACTGTTGATACTTCCAATATGCAGACATTTGCCGATGGTCAAAAAGTAAATGAAGTGCATATTGTTAACAACTTGATTACTGGAGGCACGGAAGATGTTTTGAGTGCTGAACAAGGAAAAGTTATTGTTGACAGGTTTAGTCTTATTCAACCAACTGAACAAACAATCAACCTTAAATCAGATGTTGTTTGGCTTGAAGGATTTTATAGTATTGATGAAGATGGTAGTTTGCATGAAAGAACAGCAACTTTCAAAACAAGTGATTACATAAACTTGCCTTCTAATGCCAAAACTATAAATTATTATGGTGGTACGGCAACAACAGATTATGCAAAGGAAGTAGCAATATATAATGACAACAATGAATGTTTAGGAACATTTTTCCAATATCCAGCAGCAAACGGTGTTTCTTTTGATATTTCAAACTTGGTTGGTGCTACCAAAATGAGAATATCAGAATATGATGTGCGTATCAATAATAATACTTGGAATATATCTGTTGGTATTGAAGTTATACACACAAATCAGGAAGTGTTTGAAGATTTCACACAATCCGTTGATGACAGATTTGATGAAGTTGATGAACAATTTGAAAATCTTGATAACAATTATTATCTTGCTGACCCTGTTGATGTTGAAACAAATCTGAAAGATAATGTTGTTTGGCTTGAAGGATATTATTATATTGCTGCAAATGGCACATTAACTACAGCATCAAGTGTTGGAAAAGTTTCTGATTATATTGATTTACTACCAAACACTAAAGCAATAAGATACAAAGGCGGTATTGATATCAATGAAAATAACAAACAGGTTGCAATATATAATTCGGAAGGTGTAGGTTTAGCAACTTTCAGAATTAGACCCGTGCCAGCAGAAGGTAATGTATTTGATATTACAGAATACCCAACAGCGGTAAAGATGAGAATTTGTGAATGGGAACAATATATTGCTAACAATTCTTGGGATATATCTGTTATTCATCCAGTAACACAAACAAATAAAGAAACTTTTGATAATTTTGTTGATTTGATTGATAGCCTGAATCAATGGAAAGGAAAAAGATTCATTGGATTTGGAGCTAGTACAACTTCTGCTGGCTTCTCTGATAATACATCTTATCTTCAGATTGCAGCAGATAAATTAAAGATGCTGCCCCCTCTTAGTGGTTTTGCATCACGCCGTGTATCATTAAAGTATGTTGATGATACATTGAATCTTGTTGGATTGGCAGCAACTATTGCTGAATGTGAATCTATCAGTCAAAGCACCACAATTAGTTATGAAACACAATTTGCAAAAGATTTTGATTGCGTTTTGTTTGGCACTTTTGCAGGTGAAAGTTATGTTGAATCAGAGGTTGTTATTGATGGCACCACTTATTATGGCGGTGAAGAACTGCTTGATTTGGTCAAGTTGCCTACTACAAGATATAATAACAACCCGCATTTTACATATTCTGATGGCAGTACTTTAGCAGAACACAGAGATTCATATATTGGTGCTGTTATTTATCTACTTAATGAACTTTGGACAAGAAAACCAACTTGCCGTGTTGTGTTTACTTATTCTTTCTTGCAATGGAATGACTATTCTGTTTGGGATAGAAATAGAAACGGTATTAAGAAACTTTGTGAAAAACTACATTTACCTTTTCTTGATTTGGCTGAATGTGTTTATTTCAACGGATTTACAACAGGAACAGGTGCTGAAGAAGATAAAACTAATCCTAACATATTTCTTTATGATGGACAACACCCATCATTGGCAGGTAGGCAAAGATTAGGAAATATCTTTACACATAAATTGTTGTTAGTATCTTAAAAATGAAAGCCGACGGTTTTATAGACGACTGCAAATAATACTGATGAAATATAATGTTAAACCATTAACAATATGGAATATAACAAAGAAAAACTGATAATAGAGCAACAAGAACTCAAAGAGAAGTTGTCAAAACTGATTGAGTTTATCAACTCAGAGGAGTACTACAAGCTTTCTCCAAATAATAAACTTGTGATGAAGAACCAAAAGATTGCTATGGAATTGTATCTTCAAGTCTTGAATACAAGAGTATTTGAAGATATTGATAGCATATATATCCCAGATTATGGTTTTATGCAAATGTTTGGTTCTGCTTTTGGAAAAAATTGGGGATTCGGAGATTCAAGTTCTGTTAAATACTTAAGAGAACAAGTTGATAAAGAAGAAGCTAAATAATTAATGAATAAGATAACATTAACAATTAAACAATAAGCATTATGAAAATTCTTGAAAAATTTGCCTTATGGCTTGAAGAACATGCAGTCGCTGTTGGAGACTCAACGAAAGCAATTATCATAAGCATTATTGCTTTTATAGTATCATGCGTTTCAATCTGCATCTTTGCTGCTAATGGCTGGAGAGGTATTGAAATGGAAGCTCTGTTGGGCATCTTTTTCTTAGGTGGTGTGTTTTTGCCCCCACTTGTAGAAGGTATTAGGGTCTTGATTACAAAGACAAAATGGAAACCTTGGTATTGGTTTCCTACAGTAATAGGATGTGTAATTGGATGCCTTTTGGCTATGTTGATTGCAGCAATTTTCGGTTGGCATGGTTAATAAAATTATGCAGTTAATAAGAGAAGTCAAGGCTGATAAGTGGTTACATCTGCTTTGTGGGCTTGGTGTTGCACAAGTGGCTTTCACATTGCTGTCAATTGCATTACCTTGGTGGTTGTCAGCCTTACTTTCTTTTATATTATCTGCAATTGCAGCAGGTGTTAAGGAACTTGTTGATATAAAGTACGGAGTTCCATCAATAAAAGACTTCTTATGGACTTGTGTAGGTGGACTAATTGGAGTTTTATTGCTTATACCATTAGTAATTTAATACAATTAGATAATAATAAAGATAAATTAGTATGATTCAAAAATAATGTTTAATTTTGCAAAGTAAAATTTAAAGATATGGCTAAAAATAAAATAGGTAAATTGTTTGATAAAACAATAGTTTGGGGATGTTCCTTAAATGAATTAGATGAACAAGAACTCCTTTATACTAAAGAAGGTAGTAATATAGTTCTTAAGGATAATAATGGGACTAAAGTTATAGGAAAGCAAAATAATCCTATATTACCTACTGGTAATAAAGAAATAATGACTACTGAAGAAATAGACGTTTCTGAATATGCAACAGCTAAGATAGTAGATGCTAATCTTAAGGCTGAAAACATCAAAGACGGTGTTATTATATTAGGTATTACAGGTGAATATACTGGAAAATCTAAAGAAGTTGAAGAATAATTAATTAAATAATATGGATATGGCTGGTAGAAAACGCGGTGGAAGTATGTCTCCTAAAGCTGGTGTAAAACACAATGGACACAAATAGAGCTGTGGAGGAAAAATCAAGGTTAAGAAGTAAAAAGCTTTATAAAGTAACATTGGTGTTGTTAAAAACAATACCAATGTTACTTGCTTTTTGTTATGCCTTGAATACTACTTTATATGTATTTAATATAGATTCTTATGTTTTATCTTATATTGCAGGAATGTCTTTGTTACCAATGATATTTCTTTATCTTACAAGTTATGTATTTCAGTTTTGTGCATATCATAGAATGTTTCTGCATTACGTTGTATTAAATGATATTATAAACATATTAGATGCTTATTTTGGAGAAAATATAAGTGATTGGACATATATTTCAATACATCTTGTATTATTATTTGTTTGCTTGATAATTATTTTATACTTATATAAAAGAAAAACATGAAAGCTAAAGACCATTTGATTCTAATACATCTTCTTGAGGATAGTCTTGATATGCTTAGAAGTGGTAGTTGTGACTTAAGTGAAGAATCTTGTTATAGTCTTATAGATACAATGAGAGAACTTATCCATCCTAATAAACCTGAATTTATGAGTAAACAATAGGCTGCCGATTTCCTTCATATAAGTATTCCTACATTAAACAAGAGGATTAAAGAAGGTAAGGTTCCTTAGCCTAAAAAGATTGCAGGATTAAAAGAGAAGGTATTCTTAAAAGAGGATATCTTGAAAATAAAGTAAAATATTTTACACTTGTTTATAAACCCATTCAGTTGATACTGAGTGGGTTTTTTGTTTTGTATATACTTGTTAGATAAAAGTGGTTTTCTGACATATTTTTGCATTCGTAAGCTTACAAAAAAAAAAACAATTAAAATTTAACTTATTAAATGTAAAAAATTATGGAAGAAAAAACTAAAACTTATGTGTTTAATCCTGACAATGGAATGAATAATGCTTGGCCTTGGCTTGCTATGAACAATAACAATGGTCTTGGTGGATTAGGTGGTTGGGGAGGTGGTATCCTCGGTTTCTTTCTTGGTCTTTTGTTTGGTAACAATGGTATCTTTGGCAACGGTGGCTTTGGAAATGGAGCTAATGGTGCTGGATTCTTAAGTAACCAAATCAATAATGACTCTGGTAGAGAACTTCTGATGAATGCCATTACTTCTCAAGGTGAAAGACAGCATGAGGCTATTTCTACCTTATCTACTATGTTAGGCCAGGACTTTAATCTTGTGAATAGTAGCATCCAAACTATTTCAAATAGTTTGAACCAAATTGCAAATGCACAAGGTATGGGTACTTTACAAGTGGTTAATGCTATCTAGGCTGGTAATGCTTCTATGGCTTCACAGCTTTGTGAGTGTTGCTGCAATATGAGACAGTTAGTTACTGAATAGGGTTATCAAGGTCAATTGAGAACTATTGAGCAAACCAACACTCTTGGTAATGCAATTAGTGCAAACGGTAGAGGTATAACCGATGCTATTGCTGACCTTAAGACTTCTATGATAAGTGAGTTCTGTGCTGCTAGAGAAAGAGATATGCAGAGTAAGATTGATATGTAGGGTGACATTATTACTCAGTTGAGAAACTAGATTAGTAATGATAACCAGACTTTGGCTTTCAATCGTGCTTTTGCTGCTCTTGATGACAAGATTGACGCTATTGCTTCAAAACAGCCTAATACTGTTCCTGTGCAGTGGCCTCAGTTGATGGCAGTCAACACCTCTCCTTATGTGTCTGGTGGTGTCTATGGTAACTTTAATTCACCTTTTAATTTCTAAGGAGGACAGCCATGAATTGCTTTAACATAAACACTAATGTCAATGGTATCCCTTATTTAAGGACTACTGGAGTGACTGTTGGAACTGACACTGTTGATTATCAACTTGGTTTCAGAAGAATACCTGCCGTTAGCTACCTTACAATCAATTTGAGTGATGCCATTCCTACAGGTACTACTACAACTTTACCTATAAGATTTACTCTTAATGGTAATACCAGAAACTTAACCCTCTTAGGAGGTACTAATGTTACTGTTGCTGATGTAGGTACAGGCATCATTACTGTGTTTTATGATTGGTATAATGGTATACTGCAATTGGTTTCTCCTACAGTTTAAGTTTAATCAATAAAAATGTTTAATCATGTTAAGTAACTTAGGATAGGGTGCATTGATTTATATTCTTGATAAGAACAAACCTGAAATTCACACGGCTGAGGTAGTGTAGGTAATGCCATCAATGCCAAATTATAATTTGAAGTATTAGACAGGCTTCCTTCCAAAGCCCTCAGTGAACATCAAGGCTACAATGGATGGTAATGATGTAATGTTTTAGAATCTCCCTGCGGATGCAAGTATAGCCGATGATGGTAATGGAATGACAGTTAGTGAAAACAGTGATTTGATACTTAAGGAAATAAATAACCTAAAATAGAATAGTTAGAGAATTTTGGAACAAATAGAGTTTCATAAAGGCATGGTTGTCAAGTGTGATGAATTACTTGTCAGGCTTGATCCCCAAAAGAGGGCAGATGCTGAAAGAAACAAAGAGATTGAAGGTCTGAAAACACAAATTTCAGAAATGCATTAGCTTCTCCATAAATTACTTGACAACAAAAATGAATAAAATTATGAGTTGGACTATAATGGAAAAGAAAAGAAAAGAAGGTGAAAGAAACACCTCGGAATTTATGGAAGCCCTTATGATGGTTAAGGAAGGTACCGAAATGCTTTGTGAACTTGCAGAGGAAATGGAAGAACTCTATGGTGAGAGAATGAGTATGAGAAGTGGCTCTATGGGTAGAAGATATGGCCGTAGAGACGATGAGGAATCTCAAGACTATGGTGAGCGTAGA